CGCGTTTCGTCGTCGTAGGCTCTCAGTTGTGCGTAGTTCAGGAAGTAATTGTAGCGGATGGAATACGCCGCGTCTGGGGACGGTGTAAGCGTAAATCCGTTGCCGTGAGACGGGCAAACCAACTCAGGCTTTCCTCGACCTGCGGAACCAGCGTTACCGTCCAAGTCGCGGTATAATTTGAAGTAATCATCGCGGTCGATATACTTCAAGTGCGTGTAAATGTTTTTACCTTGCCCAGTGTTTTCGATCACTTGGAAGGAGTTGTAATCGACTACCTTGAAGAATTCGGGCCAGTTATAATCTGTCCGACCAATCTCAAGGGTATCGACGTGTTGCGCTGCGTTAAAGGGCCATTCAAATTCAGATTGACCAATTGACGCAATAGCAGCCTGCACGGCGTCTTTTACAAGAGCCTGCACACCACGGGCGGTTTCGAAGTCTGCCGCGCGAAGTTCAACTTCGTTCAATCGACGCAATACTTGATTGCACAAGTCTATATATGTCGCAGGCATCTATCCACCCAATCAAATTAGCGGTGGGGCCAGAAAGACCAGCCCCACCAAGTTCCATTAGGCTACGTTGTATTTCGCAACCATCAGGGCTTCGGGGCGCAGAATTTTGCGACCGAAGAGGTTCAGACCGCGAACCACGTCAGCGAAAGTCTCGGGCGAACGGAACGATTCCGTCTTCGAGATTTGCTGTGCGGAAGCGACTGCCGACTGATGGCCTGCAACAATGACACCGAAGTTCGTGGTCGAACCAGCCGAAGCGGTTGCACCAGCGCCAGTGCCTTTGTAGGGCAGGTTAAGCGACTTGTAGACTTTGAAGCCACGGATTTTACCAGTGACCACGCGACCATTGCGAAGAATGTCGCCTGCGTCCTGACCACCAGCGTAGTCGTTGTTGATCAGTTTGGAGTTTTCATCCATCAGGAGTTCGTAGAACACGGGGTCAGCCACGAACCAACGGTCTTCGGTCGGAACGTTTGCTTCGTCCATCTTACGAGCAAGACGGTTAAGAACGGCCAGCGGCGAAGTGATCGCGCCAGTGCCACCACCCGCTGCAAGCGGAATGGAGTTGCCAGCGGTGCCACCGAACGCGGTTGCGTCCAGTTTGTTTGCTGCCAGAAGTTCATCAGCACCAGCGGCTGCATCGGCTTTGTCGCCTGCCGAAGCGGTGCGCGCGGCCCATGCCGAACCCGTCCAATCGTAACCTGCAAGGTAGCCAAGGATGTTCTTGTCGAACGCATCCTTCAGGCGGTATGCAGCGTTGTCGGTTGCCAGATCGATGAAGTTGACGTGGCTGTGCTTGCTTTCGATATCATCAACTTGGAACTGGAAAGCGTTCGCTTGGTCAATGATCAGCGAGAAGTCCGAGTCGGACAGGTCTTGCGAGGACATGGTGGTGCCACGCTTGTAGTCCACGACTTCCACAGACGGTTCTTTGATGATGCGAACCGAGTCACCCATGTTCGAAATTTCGCCCATGTAGTCGGTGTTGGTGATCGCTTCGATTACCGACTCCTTACGCAGTGCAAGTTGCACCTTTTTGGAGTAGATAGTTGCGCTAAACGCGCCGTTGGGCAGGTTGGTGTAGCCCGTTGCTTTGGGGAATGCCATGATAAGTTCTCCTTCAATGGCGATTTACATTTGGCTGCGTGATTGCAGCGATGCTCAACCAGAAGGCGACCTATAAGGGCAGTAGCCATCAAGGGTGCGTATATACAGACGCATATACGGGCCTCTCGGCTCTGGTGACTTATTGTCTAATCTTCTGTTTAGGGGGGTATAGGTGAGGGTAGGCTAGATTAGCGGCCTCAACGTCCCATTCTGGACAAAGCCAGAAAGAACCCACTAATTCTGCAAAAACCAAAATTGGTTTCTGGTCTAATTATAACACGCAATTAGTGGATTCTACAAGAGGAATTATCGTGCGCCCCCAGACAGGTCGTAACTGAATTGGCCTGACCGCATGGCTTGCATGATTGCTTCCTCGTTCTTCTCATATTCAGCATCGCTCATTTTAGCGACCTGACTTTCTGAGAAACGAGCTTTGCCGTTTGTCCCGGGCGTAGAAGCTGAGCTACGGCCTACAGCTTGTGCGGCAGACTTTTGCGTCTTTTTC